GTACAAAGAGTTGCTAATAAATTCAAAAGAGACCAAATTGTAGACCATAAAACAGGAAATGTTGACATGAGATACAATCAAATGGCAGTTGACCAAGATTATTTTATCCCTGTTAGAGACCCTGCAGCTACTAATCCTATTGAGACATTAGATGGGGCTAAAAACTTAGCAGAAATCGCGGATATTGAATATATCCAAAAGAAACTTGTTACAGCATTAAGAATCCCTAAAGCGTATTTAGGATTTGAAGAGGCTGTTGGTGATGGTAAAAATTTATCACTATTAGATATTAGATTTGCTAGAACAATTAATAGGATTCAAAAATCTATGATTGCAGAACTAAATAAAATTGCAATCATTCATTTGTTTCTTTTAGGGTTCGAAGATGAATTAACCAATTTTACACTTGGATTAACCAACCCATCAAAACAATCTGATTTATTAGGTATAGAATTATGGAAAGAAAAAATAACATTATTTAAAGATGCGGTTGCACCAATTCAAGATAGTGTTGCCCCTGTATCAGCATCATGGGCCAAAAAACATATTCTTGGATTTTCTGATGATGAAATTAGACTTGATTTACAACAACAAAGAATTGAAAGAGCAGTATCTGCAGAACTTGGTAAAACGGCAGAAGTTATTACTAAAACGGGATTATTTGATACTCTTGATTCACTTTATGGTAAAAAAGACGCCGCCGCAGGTGGAGCACCTACCGAAGGAGGAGCAGCACCTGAAGGTGGAGCAGCACCTGAAGAAGGAGGAATGCCTCCTGAAGCTGGAGGTGGGGCACCACCGCCACCACCCGCAGAAGGTGGGGGAGTAACTCCTGAAAATTTTAATAGAAATGATTTAAATTTAATTTTGGAAAACACGCTTTTTGATAGAGATAATACATTAGATTTATCAAAAGGTAGATTATCTATCAATGAAATTGATGACAAAATAAATAAATTATTAAACAAGTAAGTATTTATCTAAAAAAATAGATATGGCAACTTTTGGTGAAATAAAAACTAAAATAGACGAAACTTTCATTAACTTATATGGTAAGGATGAGTTTAAATTTTTCAGCAATCAATTCAAAAAGATTGTTTTGGAAAATAAAGACATTGCGGAGCTTTATTATATCTATAATGATTTGACAGAAAATAAAGGTATACCTGTAGACTTAGTTAATGACTATATTAATGAGTCTGTAGAATACTCACAAATTTTAGTTGAAAATAATAATAAAGAATTAAGTAGAATTAATTCATGGATTAATAGTATCGATTTACATGGGGATGTAAAAAATATTTACGAAACAATAGATAATGTGATTTATAACAATTCTATTAAAAATCTTGAAAATATTTTAGAATCAAAAAAACAAATATCTAAAATTTTATCCACACCTAAAAAAGAAGTAACCATTAAAGAATCTATCAATTTACCTTTAGAGACTATGTTAAAAGTTGCAAACTCAAAACTTAATGATGAAATCACTAATCTGTCAGAAAGTGAAAAAAATGACATCAAAGAAATCGTTTCTTTATCTAAAACTGAGTTAGAAAACAGAATGGAAAACTTAAAGGAATGTATTATTGAAAACTTAAAGGTGAAAATAAACGAGTCTACTGAAAGTGATTTGAAAAATACAATTGAAAAAACTGTAAACAAAATACAAAACTCACCTGTTGATTTTTACAATTACTATAAGTTAAGACAACTTCAAGAAGGTTTATAATGAAATTTTTTAAAAACATGATGGAGGGTGCAAACGGTGGTATATCCTCTAAAAGATTCATTGGTTTATTATGTACTTTTTCTTTAATAATATCTTTATTTGTTTCTTTATTTACTTGTGGAAGATATGAGGCTCCTGAAATTTTAATAGAAACAATTGGATTATTAGCGTTTGGAACTTTAGGATTGACATCCGTAGATTTCTTTACAAACAAAAAAAAGGAGAATAAAAATCAAGAAGAAAACTGATTTTTAATTTTTTGTATATAAACCGCCTTTATTCTTTTCTTTCTTAACTTAACAGACTTTTTTTCAAACTCTTTTCCGTCTCTTAAATGTTCAAGTTGTTTTGTTTTGTATACCTTGAGTTTATATTGTTTCAAGGATTGCTCAATATTATTTTTTTTAACTTCAATAATAATCATATTTTTTTCTTTTTTTAATATAAATATACTAATTTTTTTATGTTTTGACAAATTCTTTTATAATCGTTATAATTAGAAAAAATAAACCTCTTACATATGAAAAATGAAGAAAGGAAAAACATCAAAATTAAACATTTTTGATGATGCGAAATGTCAGTACGGAACGGTCGATTCTAAAAATTTCAAATCAATTTATTTAATTTTACAAACATGGGTCGAACCAAAAGATGATTACAGTAATTGGACATCAATTACAGGTAGTATAAAAAGGCAAATTCTACACACACTATTAGAAGTTGTTGACCACAAAATTTTTGAAAAAAAGTGTATAGTTGACTTAGATTTAAGAACAAGTGGGTTACAAAAAAATAAAAAAAGTTTTTTGAATTTAGAAATTACATTGTTCATTCACAACCAATCATATGATTTTAAATCAATTCTTTTAAGGTCAAAAATAAAAAATATTTTTCAATCAATATATGTGGATGATTTAAAAAATTCACTTTATTTCACATTAAGTAAAACTAAATCAGAACAAATAGAAGAAATATAATATTTATTAATAAAAATATTATGAAAATTTTAGGACCAAAAGACACGGGTAAAGGGATTCTAGTTGAATGGGATGCTGGTATTATAAATCCAAATGAACCAAGAAACCAAAATTTGATTAGAGAATCTTATGGTCAGTTAGACCATTCTAAACCGTTTGTTTTTTACGCAACACTTCAAAAATGGGGAGTTCCAAATAGAAACGGTAGAGTATATCCTGAAAAAATATTAAAAAGAGAAGCTGAAAAATATCAAGATGTTATTAAAAAAGGAATGTCAATTTCTGAATTAAACCACCCTGAATCTTCTTTAGTAGATTTAGATAGGGTTTCTCATATTATAACTGAAACATGGTGGGAAGGAAATGTATTGATGGGGAAAATTAAATTATTAACAAGTCCCGGTTTTCACGAAAGAGGAATTGTAACATCTAAGGGTGATGTTGCTGCGAATCTTATGAGACAAGGAGTCACTATGGGAGTATCTTCTCGTGGGGTCGGGTCTTTAGTAAAAAAAGGAGACCAAAATGAGGTACAGGAGGATTTTGAATTAATTTGTTTTGACCTTGTATCATCACCATCTACACCAGGAGCTTATCTTTATTTGAATGCTGAAGATAGACCAAGATATGAAGAAAAATTGGCAGAACATGATAACGCTTCAGTTAGTGATAGTGGATTAGAAAAATCTGTTGACTTAATGAAAAGATTGTCCGATTATTTAGGAAAGTAAAAAAATTAAATTATGGACGAAAAGTATTTTGTAGCAAAAATCACAACTGATATGGTTGATGATAACACAGGTAAAATCAAAAAAATTAGAGAAGAAAAATTGGTTAAAGGTTTTTCACCAACAGACGTTGAAGCTAAAGTAACTAAAGCTTATGAAAGTTACTCAATGGATTGGAGAATCACTGCAATCGTTGAAAGTAAAATTGACGAGGTTATTGAATAAGAAAATTCTTAACATTTTTATAAAGGTCCCCAAAAGGGACCTTTTTTATTTTTTAACGGTTTTTCATATAAAAAACAAACTTTTTGGAATATAGATATATTTATTATAAAAATAAACGCAAAATTATATGCTTTTTTAAATGAGTAACAGAAAATCAGAATCGTTAGTAGAGGAGGCTTTATTACAAATGAAGACCATCGAAGAGGCGATTAGTGAAAATGCAAAAGGAATACTTGCTTCAACCATGAAACAAGAAATCGGCGAATTAGTAAGAGAATCTATAATGGGTTCTAAAAAATCCTTAAAAGAACAGGCACAAGGTGGTGAACAACCACAACCACAAGGTTCAGAAGAAGAAGGAGAAGAAGTAGAAGTATCAGGTGAAGAGGAAGTGGAAGCACTACCAGCACCAAGTACTGATAATGGTATGGAAGGAGCTCCTGAAGGCCCAACTGAAGAACTACCTCCACTTGATATGACAAAATCACCAATGTCCGACGTTATGAAAGTTTTCAAAGCGATGGGAGATGAAGATGGTTTTATCATTCAAAAAGATGGTAATTATGTTCACTTGAAAGACGGTAAAGCAAATACCGAATATCTAATCAGTATGGAAGTTGACGAACCTGAAATGCCTGCAGAACAACCTGTCGAAAACATGGCTGAAAATACAACATATGAGTTGGTTTTTGAAGACGATTCGATGGCGAATGAAATGGACTATAACGAAGACATGAACATGGATGAAATGTATATGGATGAAATGGACTATAACGAAGGTATGGGCATGGATGAAATGTATATGGATGAAATGGACTATAACGAAGGTATGGGTCATATGAACATGGATGAAATGTATATGGATGAAATGGACTATAACGAAGAAATGGGCATGGATGAAGAAGTTTATGAAATCGACCAAGAATCACTTGAAAATGTTGTTGAGGCGTTTAAATCGAAAGGTAAAATTGGAAAACTTAAAACCAATATTTATCCTTCAAAATTGAAACACGGTGTTACTGAAACAGACGAAGATGAAATTTCAGACGGATGGATGGACGAAGAGGAAGATGATGACGTTGAAGCAACTGAAGCCGCTAGAACTTATGGAAATGGTTCTAAAAAAGGTAGAGGTTTAAGAAAGGGAATCACTCCAAACAGAAATTTAACGTTTGAATCTCGTGAATTGGAATCTTTAAGAGAAAAAAATGAAGAGTATAGAAAAGCATTAGACTTTTTTAGAAATAAATTAAATGAAGTTGCAATTTTCAATTCTAATTTGGCTTACGCCACTAGATTGTTTACAGAACACTCAACAACAAAACAAGAAAAAATCAACATCTTAAGAAGATTTGACACTGTTGAATCTTTGAAAGAATCAAAATCACTTTACAGAACAATCAAAGAAGAAATTGGTGAATCACCAAACTCTATGATGAACGAATCTATTGCACAAAAAGTTGTTAAAACTCCAAGTAATGGTTCATCATCAAACTTGATTGAATCTAAAGCTTACGAAAATCCTCAATTTATGAGAATGAAGGATTTAATGAACAAAATAAAATAAAAATAAACTCTAAAAAAAATTAAAAAATGGGAGCATTATTAGAATCAGGTCTTGTTGGTAACATCGGGTTAAAACACCTTAAAGTTATCAAAGAAGATACAATTAACAAATGGGATAGATTAGGATTCCTAGACGGTCTTAAAGGACACATCAAAGAGAACATGGCACAGTTATATGAAAACCAAGCGTCTCACCTAATTAACGAAGCTGCGTCTTCAGATAGTTCAGGTTCTTTCGAAACTGTAGTTTTCCCTATCGTTAGACGTGTATTCTCTAAATTATTGGCTAATGATTTAGTATCGGTACAAGCAATGAACTTACCTATCGGTAAATTGTTCTACTTTATCCCTAAAATCCAAGGATATTCTGGTGGTACTTTTTTAGATGCGACTCAAGCAGGTCGTTCAGGAGAACACTATGCGCCAATTGGTTCACCTGGTAATTATCCTGGTACAAACGGAGCAAATGATGGTTATACTGTAACTAATGGTTCATACAACCCATCTTACACAAGAAACCTTTATGATTTGTATTATGAAGGAGCTGAAGCTGGATTGAATCCTCCTGGAATATTTGATTACTCAAAAGGTCAATGGACTGCAATCACAGGAAGTGTACAAACAGTAGTATGGTCAAGTGGTAATTTAGTTGCGTCTGCATATACTGCTGGTGAATTTAGAAAAATTATCGTAGCAATGTCAGGATTTTCTTCAACAGGTGCTGGAAAACTTATCGGACCTGATGGTCAAGAAATGGACACTGAGGCATTTTTATCTGATTTAAAAGTATTTACTACAAATGCAACAGTTGCTACACAATTAGGAACAAATACATTTTCTCCATTGTTATTTAGAGTTGTTACTCAACAATACGGAAAATCAATTGCGTCTTACGGTTCACAAACTTCAACTACTTGGCCTTCAACAGGTGGAGGAGCTTATGACAATATTTGTTCTCAAACAGGTGTTATCTATTTAGAAGTTGA